CGGCCACGGCGCGGGGTCACCGAGCGCGTCCGACGACGAATGCGACGAGCCTGTGGACGAAGTGCGAACACACATCCTCCATGCGCCAACTGAGTCGCAACTCGCGCGCTACTTGCCGGTGATGTGGACGACTTGCGTAGCTGTCGCCACCACCATCGCGATCATCTGCGCGATGTCGCTGATTCGTTTGGAGTATTACGAGCTTACGTGGAGCACACACCCGTACCGCTTCGTATACAACTACGTAATTGGCCGCATTGCATGGGTGTTCCCGCCCTGGTTGGCACCCACGCCCTACGGGCTCCCTTTCCTCGAGCAATGTTGGAATGCGTTTGCGATGACCGTTAACTTCGCACGCGTGCCCTTCACGGTCGTGGTGATTGTGCACCGCTGGATGACGGTCCTGCGCGAATTCGCGTGGGCGTGTCGCCCTTCGGTGGACATAGATGCTGAGATCTGCGCCATGGCGGCGCGACACGGCGTCGATCCGGAGCTCCTCGGCGAGGTTTGCCTGAAAACCATTGGAACCAGAAAAGGCCCGACCCTGACCAGCGATGCCACATACCATGGCAACGCATGGGCTAGGGACCACCGACCGCAGTGGTCACAGAACCACAGGCAGTCACAGGTCGCGAAAGTGGCGGCAGCCGTGCAAGAACAAACCCCCCACCAAAACTACACGATGCGTGAGCTATCTCGTCGTGCCGCGAACGACGGCCTACAGGCCGTGCACCGCTGGCAAACGGAAGGCGTGCTACCAGCTTGGCTGGGATTGCGCGCTAACCGTGTGCCGGTGGCGTAGCGGGGCCCGGTGCTAGCCCCGGCTGTGTGCGCACACGGCAAGTCCTATGAACCCTTGGGTGAGGGCTGCCGTGTGTTGCGCCGGCCGGCGCCGGGACTGGGTGAGCACAAGCGCACGCTCACTCGCGTCGCTTGTGTTGGGGGCGTTAAAGGTGCGTTCCAGCCTTATACGCACTACAATTGTTCACACAACCAAATGATCGCGGGTATCAACCGCGTGATGGGACGTGTGCCACAGCCTACGTCGGCAGGCCTGGGCCGGCTACGCGCTGTGGCACGCACTTTGGGCAGGAGACTGCCCAAAACCTGCGCGATGCCTCTCGACGATGTGCCGTTGCTCTACACCGGCAAGAAGCGCGACCGCTACGGTCGCGCTCTTGCCGATGTGAAGCAGCAGAATCTGTCGAGACGCGACGCGCAGTGCGAGATGTTCGTAAAGGCCGACAAGAATGACCCGCGCGCGAAGCATAATCCCGATCCGCGCGCGATCACTTTTCGCAACCCGCGTTACTCAGTAGTGCTGGCTTCGTACCTGAAGCCAATCGAGCACCACATCTACAACACCTGCGGAGGTGGCCCACTCCTTCCACCTGGACGGATGATCGGCAAAGGCTTGAACCAACAAGCCCGTGCCGATCTCCTCCGGGAGAAGTGGTGCCGCTTCCGCAACCCTGTAGCTGTAGTGCTCGATGCGAGCAGATTCGACAAACACTGTTCAGACAAACTACTTCGCATAGAGCACCTGGTGTACTTGTGCTCCAACTCATCACCTGAATTTCAGCGACTGCTATCTTGGCAGTTGCGAAACCACGTAAAGACACGCAGTGGCTTCCGCTACGTCGCCGCAGGCCGTCGTATGTCTGGCGACATGAACACGGCGCTTGGCAACTGCGTGCTTATGGTGGTCATGGTGTGCGCAATGGCCCGCGCGCTTGGCATCAGCATGTTCGACCTGCTTGATGACGGCGACGATTGCGTATTCATTGTCGAGCGTGAGGACCTACAGCGTGTGCTAGACGGCGTGCACGCTGAGTTCCTCTCGTATGGCATGCAAGTGAAAGTTGAGTCCTACACCTCGGTATTTGAGGAGATCTCGTGGTGCCAATCGTCGCCTGTGTTCGCAGGCGGCCGCTGGCGCATGATCCGCAACCCCAGCAAAGTAATGTCCACGGCCATCAGCTCCACCAAGTACGCTGAGGTGGGAGCCCGGCCACGACTGATCAACACTGTTGGTGCTGCAGAAAGCATTCTGAATGCTGGCGTGCCCGTTCTACAAGAGTACGCTCATGCACTTTGCCGGAATTCCGGCACCACGAAATTGCTCAAGCTCGACGCGACCGACGACCTCTTCTACCGCGTACACCGTGAACTACGCGGGGAAGAGCTCGCAACACGCGCCCGCGAACCAGTCACCCAAACCGCTCGCCTTAGCTTCGCGAGGGCATTTGGCATTTCTCCTGGTCGGCAACAGGAGTTGGAAGACTGGCTTGGCGCCTGGTCCTTTGACATAGCCGGTGGCAGAAAGCTCGACCCCTTCGGTCCCGACGACTGGCCGGACAAGCTCGTCCCGACTGAGGAGCTCCACACCCCTGGGTATGTCTAACCACAAGAA